CAGGTTTAAATTGCCAGTGTCTTTGTCCGTTAAACCCGTCCAAGAGGTGTCGGTTGCCTCTGTTGAGCCAACAATGTTTCCATCGCCATCGAGCGTTAGCGTTGAACCATCGTCGCTTGTGTAGGTGTAAGTACCAGATGTGGGGTCGTATTTATAGGCTCCCATGCCCGTGGAGTTTTCGTCGTAGAAATCGGTTTTGGTGTTGACGTTACCTAAATTCTGATTGCCACCCCCAGTCAAATCCTTGCCAAACTCCGCAACGCGCTTAGCCTGTTCGGCATCTTCTTTGGTAACGGTGTCCGTTCCCCCAACAGCTTTGGTTAGATCGGCGGTATCAAAGTCATCATGTAGCCCGGCGTTGGTCAGATCATCAACAACAGTTGTTTCTTTAACCGGGACAGCCCCGGGAAACGTCCGGTTAATGAACGCGGCTTCTTCCGCTGTAGCTTCTCTTGGGGCGGCGTCGTTTGAGTCCTTTACTCGGCCATCCATGTACAGCACTGCTTGTTCGCCCGTGCCAAAAAGGTCCCCATATGTTCTGAGTTTTTTAGTCTCGTAGTCCGCGTCACTGGTTGCACCAACAAGTTTGCGTTGCTCCTCGTCATATAGCTTATTGGCGTAGTCTGTTGAGTTGGTCGCTCCAACTCTTTCCATGTCAAGCTTGGTCTTGTAGTCGGTAGCGCTACTAGCCCCAACGCGCTGCCAGTCATTCCACACCGCTGGGTCTTTAACCCCCACGCTAGACGCTTTTTGTAAATCTCTGAAATCATCCCACCCAACAGCCCGCGCACCTATATCGTCGGGCAAAATGTCAAGTTTATTTCGGGCTACGTTTACCGATTCAGCAAGTTTTGACGCTGCCGCGTCTCTTGCGGCTTGTTCCTCTGGGGAGTTAATGGGCGAACTCATTAACTTCTGGAGCTTGTCGTTGTTGGTTTTGTACTCCTCTTCCGTCTTGTTTAACAACGAGCGGTCTTCAGCGGTGCCCTTGGAATACACTTGGTCGTTGACATAAACCTGTTGTTTTAAATCTTCATACCCAAGGCTCTTTGCCTGTAGCTCAGCTTCTTTGACTACTTTATCAAACCCTTGGTTAAACAAGCCGTAGGCGGCATTGGAGTCTTTGTTGAACGCGACTTTAAACGCGTTAGCCGCCGTGTTTTGTTCCCCTTTGGATAACGTATCCCACCCAGGAATCTCGGCCATGGCTTGATTTAGACCTTCGCCAGTTACGGCGCTGGTAATAATTTTTGCGCCATTGATGTCGGTTGTACCGTTTTGAGCGGCAGTGGCAAACATCCCTCGAGCCGCGTTTGCCGCAACTTTTGCAGCCGTAGCTGAGCCCGTAGCTCCAGCAACCCCTGTACCTGGAATCCAATCCTGTCCGTCAGCCGTACTTCCCACATACCCAGAAGCCCCAGCTACGTTGCTGGCAACCCATTCCCCGCCGTATTGAATAGCGGCGGCTTTTATGCCTTCGGTTATCCACTCTTCGGGGCTGCTTGGTTTGCTGGTCAGCTTTGCCACAGCCATAATAGAAGGGATAAGCTGTGGCTGGCCTGCGGCAATGGCAACGGCAACTGCCGCCCATTTAACGGGGTCTTTTCCTATGTCTTTAACAACATTATTGACAACCTTGCCCGCCGTAGAGTCGGGGTTGTATGGGTTTAACGCTCCTAAATCTTTAACCGCCTGCCCAACCACAGATTGGGAGTTCAGCGGATTGGCTGCGCCAAGGCCAGGGAGCCATGTTTTGTCGCCGCTTTGGAATGGGTTGTCCAAGCCGGGGATAATGTTTCCCGAAGTTGCTTTTGCTGTCCCGGCATCGCCACTGTCCGTACCAAGGACTTGTGATACTGTATCCCAAAAACTCATATCAACCCACTTTCCAATTTGTGCCGTCTGAATACACGGGTGTAGCCACAGCCCCGCCTGTCACCACGGTTGCTCCAAATGTTGGAGACAGGGCATCAGACACAAACGCTCGCGTCCCCTTGCCACTGGTTACCGCGCTGGGCAGTGTAGCCACTGTATATACAGCATACATGGTGTTGTTATCTACAACGAGGCGCCGCGTGACGTTGTCAACTTGATTAAAGTACAACCGCAAAATGCTATTGAATTTGTCAAAATCCCGCGCTGCATAGTCTTGAGGAGATACAGGTAATGCAGGTGCTACAAAAGGCACCAGTCGATTGGCGTAGTTTGTAGCCATTAGCGCCGCCCGTCCAGTCGCATATCAAGGCGTGGTGAACCCAACTGCCATTGAATGTTTGATTCTGTAGAGCGCACCTCCAAAACCATTTGCCGACCGCGCACCCGAATGTTGATCTGCCCAGTAAACTTCTCAACCTGCACTGCCGTTTCACGGCTAACCTGCGTAACCGGATAGTTACTAGAACCGCCCAATGATTGAGGAACACTATACCCAGAGCCAGAGTTCAGCATAGGTTTGAGCGTCATGGTCAGTGATGGATTATCCGAAGTAGACCCGCGGAAAGTAACGTCAGGCAAAACACGCCAAATAAACGCCACATTATTTCCATCATCAATATCAAACTCAGCCGAGGAAATGTACGATTCAATTGGCAGAGTTACGCTTGTGGTGTTGTCGTTTAATCCAAACTCATGGTAAACAATGTTGTTGCTGTAAGTAGCTGCCATGGGGTAATTGCGTAACCCCGAGTCCAACCATGCAGTGCGGCCTAAGTTACCGTAGTACCACACGCCATTCCCATTGTCTTCTGTGTAGTTAAAAACAACGTATTTATCCACTACGGTATTGGGATTGCTGGAAGTGCCTGTTCCAGCTGGTCCAGTTATAGAGCAATAGAACCACCAGACTTCATTAAAGCCCTCATTGGTGCCCGCAAATACTTGGTCTGCTTGGCCTAAATTAATGTCACCGTATATGAACTGACGCAGGTCACAGCGCAGCGTTTCAGTCTTACCGTTGTATTTGTAAAACTTGTCTACTCCCATCCAATAAGTGGTTCCAGAAGCTACCGCTGCCGCATTCTGTCCAATAATAGAGACGTTATCTGCAAGAAGCTGAGTTCCCCACCATGGATCAGATTGAAGCGCCTGCAAAGAATATAGTGTTGAGTCAGTCCATACCAATATCTCTTGCCTGCTTTGAAGGACAGTAATTATTTGAGATCCATGCGACAAACGAAGGAATCCGGCTTGGTTAGTTGGCAAAATTTGCCAGATGGTCACAGACTCTGCCGCACTCCAACGTATTAGCATTGGATCAAACACAGATGAACCATACTCAGTTGTACCAAACACCATAACGTACCGACTGGCGTCCGTGACAATTGAATAGTTTTGCTTGGTTGGAGCAAACCCATCTGCCCCAGCCAGCGATGTGATGTTGACTCCTCTAGATCCAGTGCCAACAGCAGCATCCCAGTAATACAACGCTCCACCGCGAGGGCCAAACAAAAGGTTTTCACCAAAGTTGGCTTGACTCCACAAACGCAAGCTTTGAAGAGTTGTTGAAGTACCGTTTCCCCAAGTACCTGAACCCCAGCCACCGGCACCCCAACCTGATAGAGGGTTGGCTATATCTGATCCAACACTGATTTGATACGCTGCCACTACCGCTGCTCCGCCGCCAGTTGTGCTGGACGTTGCGGCCACCGTGGGTATCGCCCCGGTGATGGGGGTTTGGGCGTTAATAAAATATGTGTTTGCAGGTTGGGCAGCGGAGATTGTGGTACTGGCCGTTGTTTGGGAAATGCTTACTGTGTAGTTGCCCGTGCCGCCCGTACCGGTACCAAACGCAGAAATGACCGTCCCAGCGGTAACCCCAGTACCCGAAAGTTCCATGCCCACATACAGCGGGTTGGTAGGTGCGGTAGTTACAGTCAAAGTTGTAGTGGAAATGCTTCCAGTAAAAGAAGCGCCCGTGCGCACGAACAGTTGATACTCTTTATTAAGATTCAATCCTGCAACAGCCGTACCACCACTAAATGTAACAAAGTCCCCAGTACTGTACCCCCCCACGCTGTCCGTCACGGTCACATAATAAGTGCCATTGAACGTGCGATATGGGTTGTTAGTCATTGGATTTACAGTGAATCTAATCGGAGTGATGTCATAGTTAGCCCCACCTTGATTAATGTAGAACTTGAGGTTTGTTCCAATGCCCAGCAGGTTTTGAAACCCCAGTGTTACCCAGTTCCATATAGATCGGCAAGTGCCAAGGAAAACTGAAGTTGGAGAACCCCAGCCACCAATCTTCTCAGGGGTGCCTTGGCGAAAGCGAATTTTATCGCACTCATACCAGCCGTTCTCATTGGTATACCGGGTGTTTTCTCTGTTTACACCGGGTTTAAGAACTAGTTTTTTGAGTGGCATGATTTACCTTATGACAAAAACATGGCTCGTTCATCGATACGCCGATTTTGCAGCCCTTTAAGTATTTTCCCACCAGCCATGCAATACTTCAAGAGTTCTTCCGAAGCACCCGCTTTATCGCCCCGAAGCAGCTTTTGACGAAGCGTTGAACGCTGGAGGGTGCCCAAGCCGCAGTTAAAAGAAAAAGAAACAAGGCCATCAAACATGCCTTGTGTAAGACCGATAGGACACTGAGCCAACACGCCCCGCTCGAAGCGTTGCAAATCTGACTTAAGAATTCCATCCACTTCATCCTTGGTAAATTGTCTGTTGTCCTCCGGGCGCAGGGGAAAGCTGTTCCGGTCTTCTATTTTGAGCCTGCCCTGCTCTGGATACATGACATGGCCCACCCCAATCGTCCACAGCTTTGCAGGGCAGCGGTACGGCTTGTACCGAATGCCCTCATGGTGGCAGATGACCTTGATGGCCTCTGGGCTGACATTCATTTTTTGAACGCCTGACCGCCAAACCAGAAACTTACGATACAAGCCCAGATGATCTGGGTGTCAGCGTCCCACAATTGGTTCAGCGCCACATCAAACGCAACATTGGTGTGCCATGCGTAATAAAACCCAAACACCTCCACAAACATGAACATGGCAAACATGCCATAGGTAATGACGCTTCTGGTGGCCGCACGCATATTGATAACCCAAGTGCTGGCCCCTTGGCCCAGGGCTATATCGTGCGCGTAGAGGGCTTGGCGCTCCTGCATTTGGGTCTGGTTATTGGTGACCTCGGCGTTGATCTGAATCTGCTCAGTCTGGATGTGTTCAATGCGTTCCTGCGCTTCCAGGCCAGCTTTCTTGAGGGTCAGTTCACGCTCAGTTTGCATGGCGGCCAGGGCAAGCTCGTGCTTCTTGTCGGCCCGGTCTTGGAAGAACTCAAGGATTTTTGGGAGTCCGCCCATC